TCCTTCAACGGTTGCTGTGCAAGTTCCACTTCCACCACTTATGCCGTCTAACTGAAAACTTCCTTTACGATAACTGTTCATATCAACATAATAATAATATGTGCCATCTGTTCCGTTAGTTACATCAGCAAGAGTTTCTGTTATGTAATGTTCAGGAATTGGGTCAATTTCTTCAAACCTAATAGCGTTACCTGACCAACTATATCCTGCTAATACAAGTTCACCATTAAGATTAGTTACTTGAATAACTGCGTCACCATCGTCACCAGCTGTCTTCTGTCCAGACTTTGCCTCAAACATTACAACAGCACCATCAGTTCCAATAGCACTATCTTCGGTTGCATCCCAATCGTCCATAATACCTAAACTTGCTACAGATGGGTCATCGTCTGCAAGAGTTACTGTCTGAGTTCCTGCATCTCTATTTCCACCATTAACATTTGTAACCACTCCTGCAACTGAACTAACATCGCTCTTTAAAGATTTGATTGTTGCTATTACACTTGCTTCATTACCAGCAACATCTGTATGAACTACTCTGATATTACCCAAAGCGTCAGTTGTAACAGGTATATAATCACCATCTGTTCCAGCTAAAGCACCTGCTGTATCGTTTCTTACAGCTAAAGGCATCAAACCTTTATCAGCAGTAGTGTGAGCAGTATCTTCTTCATAACCAGTTAATCCACCGGGTAAAGTTAATACATCAACCTGAGGATGACCACTTGCGTCTATTAAAGCAAAACCTGCCGTAGAACTATCAGCTATATTGGTTGCCCAAACAGCTACATTATCTATTATTACATTACCATCAACAGTTAATTCAGTATCAACCATTAACTTTCCATCACTTGTTAATCGAAGAAAACCCCAATCATTGTTTGCCAATGTCGGTAAAGAACTCGTATATTTTCCTGCAACACCTACACAATATTCAGTAGGTATATCACTCTCTTTAGCAGTCTTATTATCTAAATAATGACTGGCAAATTGTCTATCGTTTAAATGTCCCATTTTTTCACTCCTTTTTAGTATATTAACGGCTGGTAATCGGAGAAACACCACGCCAAATTAATATTTATTCTTTGTCAGCCACGATTGGCTTTATCTCTTCTACAACCTTAACTTCTTTAATTTCAGGTTTATCTTCAGCTTTTGGCTTTTCTTTCTTTTCTACTTTAGGTTTAATTTTCTTTTCCTTGACAGGTTTAATCTCTTTTACTTCTACTGGTTCAGATTTCTTTTCAAATTCTGCACCCTGTTTTAAAGCTAATTTAACCAATTCTTTTGGAACTTCTTGACCAACCTTGAAAGTGTGCCATAGACAACCATCTCTATGTTCAGGTTTCATCTCTTTAATATTCAGTATCTTATTTTTTAGTATTGCCATTGTTATCCTCTCAAATTAAAAAATTGAATAAAATAAAAAAATTATTCATAAATTGTTCTGCTAATCTTTTCATAACCGATTAACACACTTCTTGCTGAACCTGTCAAAGCCTGAACACCAATATAAGGTATTAAATCAACATCGTTAGTCAATGCAGCCGTTTTAAAAATAAACTCATCATTTATGAAAAAACTTGCTTTCCTATCGCTATCAATTTCTATCCTGAACAAATATACAGTTGAACCAGCAACAGCTACGCCTGAATCAGTAGTCGTATCAGTTCCAGCAATAGAACTTATAATCTGCCAATTTGTGTCAGGAACATCTGTGTCATACCTAAAATATACTTGGTCATCATCAGTCGCTATAGTAGGGTCAGCAGTTAATTTTAATCCTGCCCATAACAAAGTAGTGGCTACTGCTGTATTTGTTTTAACAGCGGCTTCCCAAATAACCTGATTTTCTGTTCCCCATAAAGTGTTAGTCCAAGAAGTTTGTTTAGTATCTAAATGTGGGCATACATAACCTGAATCATTGTCTGCTCCTGCTGTAGTCAAAGTTATCCCTGCCACAGTAGTCGAGAATGTGCTTAATGCACTCGTCATATTAGTCCCTAACACTTCAAAATCTAAATTAGCGTTTACTGCTATATCTGAATCCTCTAAAGGAGCTTGTTTGAAAAATTCTTCAAGATAATATCTTGATGGTTCTCTAATAAAATGCCCAACTACTTGAGCCTTTTTCTTAAATTTCCAATTTCTTGTTTCTAATTGTGGTATTCCGTGCATTTTCTTTTATCCTCCTAATCGGGTAAATTAAAAAATAATAAAAAAGTATAACCCCTTATGGAGTTATATTATAACTTACAAACGATACTTCTATTGAGTAAGTGTGGTTAGTTGTTCCACCTGATGCGTCAACAGTGATAACACCAGTAGATACATTATAAGTTGCTGTAGCGGCGTCTCCACCTTCAACATCCCATCCTGCAATACCTAATATTTCACCATCTCTTACTATGCCTGATACATCAATGCTATCATTTGAATCTGCTGTGGCAGGAGTAATTATCATAATCTTTTGATATTCTCCTTCCAACTTATTCAATACTGAACAATCATCTAAACTTATTGCTGCCATTCTTTTTATACCTCATATAAATATGATAAGGCTATTAAGCCAGACCATACCTCATTACGCAAGATGCTTCAAAGTTTACAAGTAAAGCACCATACCAGCTTATCCAGAACTTTCTTGAAGGATTAACTCTTGCACCCTCTTCGTAAGTATAATCCTGTAGAACAGCCAGTTTTACATACCTTGAATCAAGATAGATTATTCTCCTTGCAGCAGCAGTCGTAGGCATATACCTATCCCTGATAACCAATACACCATCAAATACGAAAGCGTCTGGAATACCGAAGTCCATTATACCACTTGGCTTTTCAACATTACGCTGATAATCCATTAATAGTCCTTTGATATAATTATGGGTATTACCATCGGTAACTGCCAAGTCAATTATACCATTAGCTTCAAATGAAGTGTTCAAATCATCTCTAATCTGTTCCAAAGTTATCCTTGAATCTGAATTATCAGTCGTGTTAGTTGTAATAGACTGAATCAATCCCTGAAATCCTAAAGCGTCAGTAGTAGTGTTACCATTAACAATCTCGCTTTCAAGTTTCTCGTTCAAACTTGCAGTTGCTACTCTAATCTTTTCCTGCATTGGGTCAATAGGTGAACCACTCAACTGAGCAGGTCTTGTAACTGAACCAACAGCATAAAGATATTTCATATTAAGAGTTCCTACATTATAGGAATCTTTCTGATTAGCAAGGGAAGGGTTTTCGTCATAGAACTTTGCACCATCTTTAGCTGACATATAGTTAAAGACATAATACTTACTATTACTTGCCATTCTTGGAAGTAGTTTTACTAAAGGAGTTTCCCTGATAGTCCTATCAACAACCATAGGGTCAACATACGGATTGAATAGTCCATATCCTGTATAAGTTCCACCATCAGTTGAATTAAAACTTGGGTCTTTCTCTACTTTATCCATAAATGCTTTCCCAATAGACAATAGTCCATCATCACATTCTTTTTTACCAACACGAAGACCACCGTAATAAGTCTGTTTGTGCTGGATTCCTGCGAAACCAAACGACTTGTCAAACGCTTCTCTGTCATCAAAATCGTTATCCATACCACCAAATTGTGCGTTCATTTTAATTATCCTCTTTTAAACTCTTACTTTGTTCATTATGTTTGCTAATGAAACTTCTTTATTGGCTTTAGGTTCTTTAACTTCTTCGTTATTACCTTTTATTACGCCAACCTTTTTGGCTTTCTCAATCTCAGCAGTCAAAGATTTAATTTCTTTATCTTTATCTTCTGATTTCTTGTCAGCTTCTTTAACTTTATTCTCTGATTCCTCGACTTTCGATTCAGCGTCTACTACTTTCTTATCAGCTTCAACTACTTTGTCCTCGGCTTCTTTAACCTTAACTTCCATCTCTTTGATTTTAAGATTGAACCCTTTTTCAAGTTCAGACTTGTTATCAGAAACAGCTTTACTAAGGTCGTCCTTTGTAAATTCTTTTTCCATTGTTTTAACCTCTTTAAATTTAGTAATATCAAAATTCTTCGCCATAGCTGTGAACTGGGCGTTCCTGTTACTCTGGATAGGGACAATAGTGGCTTCAACAATTTCTGCCTTATTAAACCCTAACTTTTTAACTCCATTAACATCTTTCTCAATAGTTTCGTGTGGTATTGCACCGATAGATATTCCTATCCCTAACCCTTTTTCTAACGCTTCCTTTACCTGATTTTCTATCTGATGGGCTAACGGATTAGCTTTTTCGCTAAAAAAGAAAGGTTCTGCTACAAGTCCAGAATGACCATCTGCACCTTTTACCAGCTTCTTATTAGTCCAACCACCGATATACTTTTCCATCTTATTTTCGTGGTTAGCCAACATAGGTAAAGCATTAGAATCAGAAGCCCACGACTTGATTAAATCCTCAGTCATAAACTCTTCATCTCTATCAATAGAAGTATCAGAAAGAACTCCAACAAACTTACCATTTACTCCTTTTACGATAGGCATAAACGCCTTAAACATATCTGTCATAGAAGATTATAAGCA